GCAAATCTTCAATGAGTTGATCTATGTCATATCCCCATTCTCTTTTTTCAGGTATGCCTCCCCAATCCTCTACAATTTGCATATTGAATCTGAACTTTAGTCCTTCCTTCTCAGACTTTTCTAAAAGCGTTCTTAATAATGATTTTATAGTTGTTTCAGTTTTGTTCATTTTAATTCTCCTGTATTTATTAAATGAATCACCAATATACCATAGATCCCATACATGCGTCAAGTAGTGACGCAGTCCTATTGTGTTATGGCGTGTCATGCAGGGGCGGCGAGCGAAAGGGCCAAAAACAGACGAAAAAAACCCCCGCACCTCCGAAAAAGTGCGGGGGTCGAAAGGCCCGTCAGTAAGGAACTTTGGTCCAACGATAGATGTTGTGCTTGAAGTGGTCGAACTCGTTGTCGCTGTAAATATACATCCACGACTCACCCTCCTCTATAGCACCCCTGGCCCAAGCATTGCGAAATGCCTGTTTGAATGGTCGAAGTTTGTAGTTTGGAATTTCTGGAATTTTCGTTTCCATTTCGTTCTCCTGTTATTGATTGAAACCCTATTATACCATGTGTCCCATAAGTGTCAAATCCTTGATTTTTGGGCCTTTTTTGCTGTATGTAATGCAAGGGTAGCAAGTGTCATGCAGGGGCGGCAGGCAGGCATAAGAAAAGCCCCCACACCTTGATAGATGTGGGGGCTTAGGGCTAGTCAGTTAGTCTAACAAAACCATGTAAGCCTTTGGTTCATGTTCCTTGAACCAATCCAATCCTTTACGAACTAGATCATATTGCTCAAACAATTCTGCTCCTTTGATTGTGTCATAGACTGCTATCGCATCGGGCTCAAGTAGGACTGTTTCACCTGAATAGGGATTAGCTACTTCCTTTGGTTCTTTGTCTATTACTTTACAACCGAAGGGTAGTTTCCTTGTTGGGTCTAGGTTTAATTCTAATTGGTTCATTTTAATTCTCCTGTATTTATTAAATGAACCACCAATATACCATAGATCCCATACATGTGTCAAGCGCTTGTCCCTTGTAATTTACAGGAGAACGCGGAACAAGCGCCCCCTATACCCTCGCGAGTATAGGGATTAGATAGAAGATTGTGAAGATAACAAGCCCGATAATCAGGCGCGTCATACAAACAATATAACAATAGAGACAAGCATACAAAGCACAGCGAGAAGGGCGGTCAATAGGACCATCATTATCACATCGGTCTGTCTATATAGAGTGTAAGCAACATAAGGTAGGCCTATCGCGCCGCCAGTGGCCAGAACCAAGATATAAGTATTAACTATGTTCATGCCCCACCCCTTTTAAATTTCTTAGGTTCACCGTTTTTTAAACGCCATTCGGCTAAGGTCATTGTCTTACCTTCCAATGTTCTTATTCGTTGTTTTCCCAGCACTTCATGAATAAGCTGTAGATTATCATAGTCCCTTAGTTCTTCTGAATAAAGACTCTTCATTTTCATTCTCCTGTATTTATTAAATGAAGGCCCATTATATACCAACAATCCCATAACTGTCAATCACTCTCTCTCCTCTGCCTGTCATGCAAGGGTAGCAAGTGTCATGCAAGGGCGGCGAGCGGATCGGGGCGAGCGGGCGAAAAAAATCCCCGACCTACAGCTGTAGATCGGGGATCGGGCTAGTTCTCAGCTGAGACGGGCTGGAAGAACTTTCGTCGTGTGACATGTTTCACAAGACCGACCGTCAACAACAGGGTGAGCATCGTGTCCTTGTGTCCAGTAAACCTGTCCTTCAGGAGTTAGCTCTGGAGCTATGTCTCCTCCACATATATCGCATTCAACTCTATCAATGTAATGACGGATCGCATTGTGTAGTGCTTGCCAGTCTCTATCTGTGAAGAGCTTTGGATCCAGCTCACTTATAGAGATAACCATGTCTTCCTCTAAGGTTTGTACTCTTATTCTATAGTTAAGATCCATTATTTTTATTGTCATTTTAATTCTCCTGTTTTGATTAAATGAGTACCTATTATAGCATGGGACATGTCCCATGTGTCGATTATTTCTGCGGGTGCAGCTGCAACGGATCGTACTGGTTTTCCCTGTCATGCAAGGGTAGCAAGTATCATGCAAGGGCGACAGGCGGGCGTCATGTCAGGGCGACAGGCAAAAAAATCCCCTGACCTACAACAAGTAGGTCAGGGGAAAGGGTGAAGAGGCTTATTCGCTTAAGCCTTGATCAATCAACATAGACTGCTCTTCTACCATTTCAAGGTATCGCTCTACTTGTTGTAGTACGCTTTCCCTTGAGCCTTTAAGGCCAAGTTCATCTTTTAATATTACATAAGCTGAACGCCCCCCTCTTTTAAGGCCTAGCACTTCCAGTTTAAGGGCTGTGCGTAGTGTGAGCAGTCTTGCTCTGTTGATGTTTTCTTCTGTTATTAACATATTTGTTCTCCTGTTTAATTAATATGTGGGTTAAATATAGCATATTTCCCATACTTTTGCAAGTTCTTTGGCCTGTAAGTTATTGATATACAAGGGTTTATCTATCATACAAGTGTCATGCCAGGGCGACAAGTATCATGCAAGGGTGACAAGTATCATGCAAGGGCGACAGGCGGACAGCGGAACACGGACAAAAAAAATCGCCCCCCCTATTACAGAGAGGCGACCACAGGAAAAATTAATTATCTAGTTTCTAGCCAGTCATGAACCACTTGTTCACCTACAATGTAGGTATACATGTTTACCACTTTCTCAGCGTCTGAAAAATCTGTAGTAACTTCACCAAAACTAGACTCTTCATATTCTCGTATGGTTTCAATAATATTAAACACCTCATCACCGCACCACACCCGCGCTTGATAATAACCAATGATGTAATAATCCTCATTGAAGGCGTAGTGATGGATATCGTCAATGTTTTCTTCTATCCATTCTTTGTCGTGATCTTCTAGGAAGTCGTCAAAGTGTTCTTTGATTTCGTCTTTTTTGTAGTGTTCTTGGTTCATTTTGCCCTCCTAAGAATATCAGTTGTACAGAGGTTGAAATAAAACCAGAAGTAAGCCATGCGGAGGGGATCGTTTAACGCGCCCTCTTTTTCCAGTTTTGCTATCTCAACACGGACACCAGTACCCAGTCTTGACAGGTCAATTTTTTGTTGTTTTGTTAATTGTTTTTTTGTTTTAGACATAAAAATGCCCTCCTTTGTTTTAGGTTATTTAATAATATATTCACTCTCTTAATATACCATATTATGGGACACATAACAGCTTTATTTTTAGCCTCTGCCTCTCTCCTTAACCTATCATGCAAGGGCGACAGGCACGGAACGCGAGCGGTCAGCGGAGCGCGGGCGAAAAAAAACCCCCGACATTTCTGTGGGGGGTTCTCGGTGGTTGGGGTTGTAGTGTGTTTTCATTGCCCCAATTAATCGCGCCCTAACTAGACACACATAGCACGCTAAGCCTTACTTAAGGTACTTGTCCTTAATTGTTTTTAGCACCGCCTCTAAGTCGTGGTCATGCTTAACCATTTCTATAATTAGGTCGTCCTCAAGCCTGTCAGCTAATCCGTAATTGTACCTATGGGTGGGACTTTCTAGGTTCAGTTCAATGCATGGCTTATGGTCGCTGTTCCAAGACCACTCCATTTTAAGTTTATCATTGGCATCATTGAACGCTCTAACAAGATCTTCTTTCTCTTTACGAAGGTCGCTTGTCTTCTTCTCGGCTTGTTTTATTTTTTTCTGTATTGCTTGTGCGTCATTCATTGCTGTGCGCGTATCGGTTTCGCTCATAGCTTTCTTTTCTACTGCTGTCTTTATCTCCTGAGCGGTGCGTGATGCGATTGTTTTTATTTCTTTATTTGTAAGTCTTTTAGACACTTCGTTCTCCTGTTATTGATTGAACCCCTATCTTATACTAAGACTCCCATAAATACAACCCTTTCTTTTCGCTAATTCTCTCTCCTTAACCTATCATGCAAGGGTGACAGGCACGGAACGCGAGCAGTATCACGCAAGGGTAGCGAGCAACGCATCACGGACACCAGACCAATCAATAGGCGACAAGGAGTGGTATATGGGTAGGACAGCAAGCCCTTGTTCGCTGATCTGACGCACTTGTGACGCGGTATAGAGGTAGACCTCAGATTTTCGGGGTGCTTTGTCAAAGGCACGCTTGACCAAGATAAAACAAGGCGAGTTTTGATGTTCGACATGAAAAGCTATCTGGTGAGGAGACAATAAAACCTTGTTACCTTTTGCTACCTTCAATTCGATTGTGAAGATGTCTCCTGTCTCCGTAAAGCCCATTAAATCGGGTACACCTTTAGTAGCCCAAGATTCTAACCTAACCCATTTAAAACCAACAAGGTTCTTCTTAACTGTTTTCCAAAAGTTAGTTTCTGGGCTTGGCAAGGTAATCTCCTTTATGTTATATATATTTGCTTTGTATATACATTTTTGATACACTCTTAAGTCTAGGTTTTTATTTTATCAAAAAATACAGGAGAACAGTATGAAACTAGAAGTATATTACAAAAGTGTTTATGGGAATGATCTTTGCTATCCCCAATGCTTGAAAGCAAAGAAGTTTGCAAAACTAACCCGTAGGGAAACATTTAGTCAGCCTTCCCTAGACCTTATCAAAAGTCTCGGCTACAAAATAGATGTTGTTGCCTACAACCCTAATTCAAAAACGGAGTATTGATATGAGTGAGCCTAAACTAAAAATAGATGCAAGTGAGTTTATAGAACACACTTGCCAATTTGCTGATGATATTATGCAAAGGCAGTTGGGGGAAAAGTATTCCGAGAGCATTTACAAAGATGAACACAACTGTATTAACTACACCGAAGAAGGACAAGACATATTCAATGAGTTGCTTGACGAAGTGGAGTGGTTTTTAGGTTTGTTTGGAGTTGTAAATGGCTCGGCTTATGAGGAAATGTATATTGAAGTGTATTACAAGAACAATCGTGCAGACGCTCTTTGCTACCCACATTGTTCAAGAGCGAAGGGGTTTGCAAAACAAGCTAATGAAAAAACTCTTAGCCGATCTTCCCTAGAACATATCCGAAGTCTTGGCTACACGATAAATGTTGTTCCTCTTGAGGAGGTGTCTGATGAGTAGAGACATAACTGAAGGGATAGATGAGATTTGCAGTAGCCAATATGGACATACTAATTGGGCATTTGCTGATACTCTTTCTGAGGAGGAACTTAAAGAAATAAAAGATAAAGAACTTGGGGATAAAATGCCAAGTATTGTTTTTTATTATGAGTCAAGTTGTTGGAACTGCGATAAATTTGAATCAGGGTGTATTTGTGAGGAGGTGAATGGTGAGTAGTGGAGAAGAAAAAATAAAATCGCCTTTAAGGGTGGCTATGAGCAACCTTGATTATGGACTGCCCGAATATATTTTTGATTCAGAAGAAGGCAGAGAGGTACATAATCTAATCCAAAGGGTTTGGGAAGAAATCGACAAACTCGAATATGGTGAGGGGGTGTCCGAATGAGTGAAATAACCGACAGCCTAAAACAAATCCTTGAGGTGCAAAGCCTTCAGTTTGAGCAAGCCAGAATACAGGCAACCAAACAAGCTGATGATTTAGGGATCACACAATTTGAGCCGAGAATGTGGTTTATTCAACAGAGAATGGACGAGCTTCTGGGAGTATTTTCAAGAAATAATTTTGGGAGAAAGTTATGAGTGTTTACTTTGATAATTACATAGATGAGGAAGGTGAGGTTGATGAAAAACTTACCCTTAATTCTAATGGGTTTGCTTGTCTAACAGAAGATATTGAAAGTCTTGTGGATAAATATACTGGAGTGGAAGATTCTAGTTTTATGAAATGTGCAGACATAAGATTGGGTGTTATGGATTTGATACATTCAATCATCAATAAGGGGGTGCAGTCATGAGTGAACCAAAAGAATACACACAAGATTTAGGTAGTCTGATTGTTGACGAGCAAGATATAAAAGAGATAGAGAAAAATTGGTACGCTTGGATTTTGAAGAAAGCAAAAGATGGTTTCATAGAAGCTGACGGATTGTTTGATGAAGAAGGGGAAAGGATATGAGTAAAGCAATACTGGAAAAAGGAAAATCCTATTGGGCGCAATTTGAAACGTATGGAATGGGGAACAGAAATATGTTCCTACATATGCCGAACAGTAATCTTGAGGCACTAGAACAAAAAGCCTCTGAACAAGACAAAGAGGACGAATACTATGAGTATGTTGACGACAGATTCATTCACTCATGTGCCGAAGATTTAACCGAAGGAACATTGGACGATATTCTTCTCGCTTGTATTGGTCACGACATGGGTTTTGTGGGTGAGCCGACAGACTACAACTATGTTGTTATAGGCTTGATAGACATCAAGGAAATCGTTATAAAAAATGATGGTTTTGATGAACTTCGTATGAGTACAAAAACAGTTTGGGAGGCAGACTATGAGTGACATAGGAAACAGATGCGTTCATTGTGGGGAGGACACTTCTTTTGGAAGTGGACGATTTGTGAACAGAATAGGTGCTGACGCAGATTACGAATCAACAGACAGCGAAGGCAAAATCATCTTCGCTGATGGCGAATATCGAGACGGGTACGCTTGTCCAGATTGTAGCGGTTTCGACTGTGACAGGTGTGATGTGATGATCTATATAGACGAAGATTTGACACCGAGTTGTGTTTATGATGAGGACAATGATGACAGAGCAAACCACAATTTTTCAGATGGTGCATATAAAGTGCATGAAGGGTGTCTCACCAAACAAGAAAGGGTTGTTTACAAACGAAACAGAAAATTGGGGGTGGTGTGATGAGTATTGAGTTTGACGAAGACGAACAAAAGATTATAACAACTGCGCTTGGGGATAGGCTTTTGTCCTTGCGAAAGTTTGTCGAAAACGCTAGAGAGCCATACTACGAAGATTATGACGAGATAGAGGAAACAACTAACCTACTTGAAAAAATTAATAAAGCCAAAGGGGGTGAATGATGAAAGCTGATTTTAAACCGATACATTTTTATAACCATGAAAGTTGTGAGAGTTTTCAAATAGTTTCAAGAAAAGGATTGATAGCTTGGATAAATGACCAAGATCTTTTTCATAATGCTTTTGATACTTTTCAAGAATTAAAAGAAAGATGTTTAACAGAAGAAATGAAGGAGAACCTTGATGAGTGATAAAAAGATAAAAGAAGTAGTAGAAACTATTAATTATTTGCTTGAGGATAATACCGATTATCCAGTATCCGTTCACGAATTAGCGTGGCAGTTAGTCGAACTTACTAGACCAGAGGAGAGTGAAATAAATGACAATACATGAGCGAAAACAAGCAGTTAGTGGACAAATGGAGTTATTTGAGCGATCATTTACAACGGAGGAACAAGAAATGACGAAAGTGTGGCGAAAGAACGAGTGGGAAAAATCATTTAAAACAAAGGATGGAAAGATAATAGACTTCCGTCCACCTAATGTCTTGAAAGACCACAAGTTTAAGTTGTTTGTAAGAATGTTGTATGATGCGAACAGTGCAGAAAGGAGAGAACACGGGCAACGGGCGTACAAAAATCTTTTCCGTTATTTTAGAAAAAACTATGGTTTCGTATACGAAAAGTACGAAGAACAGGAGCGGTTAAATGAAAAGACTTAGAAGAAAAACATGGTTGGATGTAAAACAGGCAACAACATTGATAACAGCCATCAATGAAAACCAAATGCACGACCTTCTTCCTTTTCTAAGGGTGGGTACAGCCGTAGAAATAACGAGTTCGGGTTCTTACAGACTTTGTATAGATTGCCCATCAGACAGTCAGCCAAGAATCGCCAACAAGTTAGAGGATTCTCTTGGTGTTTCGTTCACTTGGTATGAGTACGACATTGAAGAACCACAAAACATGAAGGCCTTGCAGGATAAGTGAACCACCTAAACGATTTTTTTACCCCAATAGAACTAACTGATGTTGAATTATTGCGGGTTTTTGAAAGTTTAAAAACGCAGAATCATGTCTCTATGCGCTTGGTTTATTCTGTTTCTGATGAACTACTTAGTAGAGGTTGGCAAAAGACTGATACAGAGGAATGGTCTTGGAAAGTATAGGTTTATGTTGTTTCCTCAAAAACAGCTTCTTCGGCTTCTATCAAGGGTTTATAGTCAGCAAGCAAGCCATCTATTTTTTCCCTGAGCTGTTTTTCTGACAGGGCCTCAAGCGTCCCAGTTCTGATTTCTTTTCGTTCCACATATATTCCAGCCGCACGCCCTCTTTGCACTTCAGCGGAAACAGCGGCGGTCAAGTTGCCTTTTTCTATTGCCTGGTCTCTTATTTCTGCAAGTTTTCTTATGTGTCTGCCAAAAGTCACATCATATTTAGACTGGACCTCTTTTTCGAGTTCTTGTATGTACCTGACAACAAGTGGGTATTTTCTTGGGTTAGTAAGTTCAGCCGCTTTTACTCCCGCACTTCCTTTTGCATAGCCCGCTGAAACAGCACACTCGGATTTTGTTTTTGTTCCATCATTGTAAACGAGTTCCCTGGCAAACCTCTTTTGATTATCGGTAAGCCATTTTTTCCCTGATGGGTTGTTAGATACACCTTTTGTCATAGTTGTAAAAGTACACTAAAAACACCAAAAACACACTAAAAATTAACTTACCTTTATTTACCCTTTTGTAAGTGCTTGTTTTATATATACTTTTAAAGACCAAAACATTAGACGGACTGTTTTGACTTACCTTTTTTACCTTGCTTTTAGCGTGAAACACCCTGTTTGTTGTCTCCAAACAACGCTTTTCCTTAGATTGTTAGATGAACATTAGACGGACCATATAACATTGAAAACCCTATAGGGCTTATTTCACAGAAGAATTAGACCACATTAGACGGAATCTGTTGGCTTCTCGTTATAGTTTTTTTCTCTGAAAAAGCTAGGAATCCATATTAGATATAATGTTTGGATAAAAAAGGGGTGTATAGGGTTTTACATATTAGCTTAGACACACATTAGACGGACTCTTTTTCATCTAATGTTTTAGCAATCAATTTATCCAAGTAAAACCGGGCCTTTTTCAAATCCTCCACTGGTTTTCCCTTGAACCTGTACCGCAAAAGATACTTAAAAATGTTCCCGACCAGGTAACCAACAAACCCTTGGTCCCCGATCCCCGCTTCAATAATATCAATCGCTTGCATCTTACCTTTCTTATAATGCGGTGGCTCGTTGACCATATCTTCTTTATCAACCACTAAGTATTCTCTCGAAAAAAGAGCGGCGTTTGCTCACCCATATAAGCACCGACCACATTAAACTCCATGTGCTCGACTGCTTCTTCATAACTCATGTCTCGTCTGAGAACCTCGACACACTTCTCATAACTGTAAACCGCTCGAGGTGGCCCCCATTCAAACACCACGCCCATGAAGGCCTCTTCAAAGCCGTCCGCCACCAGTACGGAGTCTTCCGATTCCTTTAGGTACTCCGACCACTCCTTCAAGCGTTGCTCGTTTGGGTGCATCATTTTCCTTGCACCAAACCAGCGCCAATCAAAAACAACAACAGCGCCACCGAAAGAAGGGCGAAAGAAGCCTCAACAAGGGCTTTGTATAGCCTTTTAATCACTGAAAACTCTCCTCAAGCCTTTGCTCTGCGAGTTTTATTAAGATGCCCTCTCGGTCGTCATCGGCATCAAGACTGTGTTCGATCGAAAGCTGATTTATCTCGTCATTCAACAAACCCTTCTTATCCTCGCGATCAATGTCCTCATAGATCAGTTCCATGACGTAATCGTAGTAATCGTTACTCATCTTTTTCTCCCATGTAAACAGCTTTCGCTCTGCTAATTAATAAGTCCTGGACATCGGGATCGGGGCAGTTGTTTGGATCACGCCAAGACAGTTCCCCGGTTTCTTCGTTCTTACTGAAAACAACCCTTCCTCTTCCCCAACCAAGATACACGACTCCGCCACCGTTTTGATTGTAGATAACCCTTGCGCCATTAGGTGCTTTACTCATCACACACCCTCCCGAGGAGAAACCGCACCAAACTCTCTCAACCAAGATTCTTCTTGGGCAGTCAACACCCTCTCGTAGCGTTCGTGGTAAGAGCCTTCCGTATTACCTAGTTTTGTCAACACCTCGCACTCTTCTTTTGTTGGCATCTCTAACCGATGCAGTTTTCTTGAGAAACGTTCAAAGGCCTCGTGAGCCTCACTGTAAAACGCCTCTTCAGCAAGAGGGTCCAGTGATTTTAATATAATATCAGTCATTGGCTTCCTCCAAAAGAGTTTGCACTCGTCTACGGACAGCTATTCCTTCCGTTAAATCAACGATTGTTTCTTCATTAACAGTTTCCCCACCTAAACAAAACAACTTTCCATTAGCAATATCCACAATCTTCCGTTCATCAAATCTAAGAGGACTGTTGTCCGCATGGGAAATCGTAATAAGGTCGTGCATATCATTGCTTTCCGCATATATCTCCATACAACCAACCTTAATTCTTATGTGGTGTTCTCGTTCATCAATTTCGCATTTATCCATTGGTTTGCTCCTTTTAGCAATTAAAATTTAGTAGAGCACCCCCCAGTTACCATTTCTCAATGAAGGGGATGCCCCCTGCACAAATAGGCATCATTCAGGCCCTTTGTGCATTTATTGTCTATACACTATACACAACACTCCCATAGAAACAACTATTTTTTGAATTTAATCATGTCCACGTCGCCGTCTTTAAGAAAATCTTCCCAAGCATCCTTGGCACCAGGCTGAGAGAACAACTCAAACCACTCGTTCGCCTTGGCCGCGCCCTCAATTTTCTTTAACCGGTTCCAATCACGGTTGATAAGTCTTCTGACATACTCACTTGAACTACGCCAACTGTGATGAGACAAAACGTCCAATCGTTTCTTCTCTTCCTCGGTCATGCGAATGTTAAGTTGAGCCGTTCTCTTCTCTTTCTTCTTTACTCGAACCATTTTTTTACTTCTCCTAAAACTTTGTTTGAAATACTAACCTTTTTCTTAAGTGCCTCTAAAATCTTCTCATCTATGGTCCCAGGGCAGACCAAATCTATATAAGTACAACTTTTGTCCTGGCCAATACGATGGATCCTGTCTTCTGCTTGAATCCGCAACTCAAGATCATAGCTGTTGCAATAAAAAATCATGTAGCTTGCCTCTGTAAGCGTCAGACCACGCCCTCCTGTGTGCGGGTTGGAAACAAAAAACCTCAATGGACTGTTCTTGTCCTGAAAATCCTCCAAGATTCTCTCCCTTTCCCCATTGGGAGTCTTTCCATAGTAGGAAGCCACACTGTCTTCCCCATAAACCTCAGCGATGGCCTTGGTCAACGCTTCTATGTCCGTTTGAAACACGGCAAAGATGATCGCCTTACCCGAGACCTCCTCTAATACGCTCAACGTTTCTTTAATGCGGTTGTTGGGAAGCAGTACCAACTCTCCGCTTGGCGAACGCAGACTGCCCGCGACCACCTGTTGCAAGCGCATCAACTGAGTCAGCACAGTTTGGGTGGTATACACCTCGTCTCGCAGTACCATCAGCGCTTCTTTTTTCATCTGTTCGTAGGCCTTCTTCTGTTCCTTAGTCAGTTCCACCTCTCTTCTCATGTAAACTTTCTCGGGAAGATCAAGACACTTGTCCTTGGTATAGCGGACCGAGAACTCCTTTAATAGTTCTTGCAGTTCTTCCGTTCGATGAAAGCCGACCACTTCTTCAAAGCTGTGCGAGCCGAGACGTCTTTGCTTGGTGATCGCATACCGTGCCTTGAAAGCGTAAAAACTTTTAAAGCCCAACAGTAAAGGGTTTAAAAAGGCGCACTGTGAATACAGATCAAGAGGCGTTTTGGTCACCGGAAAGCCTGTCAGTATTCTTTTATAAACTGCATCTCTCGACAATGCGAGTAGGTTTTTTGTTCGTTTGGCTTTGGGGTTCTTTATAAGGGTACTCTCATCGACCGCCAACATAGTCTCGTGCGCCAAGATAAACGCTTTGGCAAACTTTTGCCCCTTTTCCGTACTGAACGATTCAACATTCATGGTCATAATCTCCAATCTTTCGGGGTGTTCTTCTAAAACCATTTCGCAATAGGTCCGCTTCCATGTTTGTGTGTGGTTCGGTTGCCACACCAACACAGAGGTAGGGATTCTGCTTGGCAAATGCCTGGGTATTTCTAGTTTGTCCCAATTTCGGAGATTTCCTTTCGGTGTTACAATTAATAGTGCATCAATCTTCCCCGCTTCGTAAAGTATGGCGGCGTTGTCCAATAAAACCTTTGACTTGCCCAGTCCCATCTCTAAAAAAAGTGCAAATTCCTTACGGTGTGCAGATCGTCGCAGTGTTTTTTCTTGGTGCTTATAGGGTTCGGTTTGGTATACGTAGTTCTTCATTCTCTGTCCTTTTTCTTATATTATTCAACTTATAGTTTTTTATTGTTGACAAGATAAGTATAGCGGGTATATACTTATACCGCAACCTGAAAATGATAAGGAGTTTGCTTTGAAAAAGAAAAGAACAACGGACGAGAAAACAACAGATATTATTGATCTATTCGAGACAGCAGTCGAGAAAAAAGTCACCCGACTTGATGATGAAGGCCTCAAAACCCTCAGTAAAAAGATGGAAGAAATGTTACACGTAGGCGGCACCATAGGCAATGCCGAAGAGAAATTAAAACAACTTAAAGAACAATACAGAGACCTTTCTGAAGACGTTATTCCTAACATGATGCGCGAAATGGGCATCAGCGACATTCGCATGGACGACGGTTCTCGTATCCTGGTGGACCCTTTTTATTCTGCTCGTATCACAGAGAAAAGCAGAGCGGAAGCGCACCAATGGCTCCGTGATAATGACCTAGGAGACCTCATAAAAAACACAGTAAGCGTTGCCTTCGGTAAAGGCGAAGACGACCTTGCGCTACAAACAATGGACACCCTTGAAAAACAGGGATTTATGCCTAACCAAAAGGAGGCAGTCCACCCATCCACCCTCAAAGCCGCTGTAAAGGGGCTTATTGAAAGTGGCGACGCCGCGTTCGACAGCGGTGTGCAGAAACTTTTTTCTGTATACACAGGTCAACGCACAAAAATAACTAAATAACAAAAAAACAGAGGATAAAGAACGTTATGACAGTAAAAAAAGAGAATGGTAGTAAGTCTACTAAAAACACCCTTTCCGCATTGTTCGAGAAACATGCAGGTCAGGGACATGGAGAAATAACCGCGGAGGATTTAGTCACACCGCGCATACAAATTATACAAGCACAGTCTCCCGCGCTAAAGAAATCAAAGCCTGAGTATCAACCCGATGCCCGAGCAGGAGATTTCTTTTTCACAGGAAACAGTTCTGCATTAGACGGGGACGAAGGATTTTTATTCCAACCCTGTTGGTATGATCGTAACTATGTTGAATGGAACACGAGAGAAAGCGGAGGCGGCCTGGTTGCCGTTCACCCTTCCGACTCGGACATCATTTACAGAGCCGAGCGCGACTCGCAGTACCGAGACATTTTAACGCACTCAGATGGACGCACTACACAGCTAGTAAACACAGGCAACCACTACGGTTTCCTTGTTGTTGATGGCATGTCTCACCGTTGCGTGATTAACTTGTCCGGGTCGCAGTTAAAAAACTCGAGGGCTTGGAACAACATGATCCACTCCCAGTATGAGATAGGAAAAAGCGGGAAATTCAGTCCCCCTTCTTACGCTTACTTTTACCGGATCACCAGTAAAGAAGAGTCCAACGATAAAGGCTCTTGGTACGGTTGGAACATCGCAGTCGATTCTCTCTTAAAGGAAAAAATTGACTTTGAGCAAGGCCAAGAGTTCGCTGAGTTCTGCTCGGAAGGCGGCATGAAAATGCAGTTGGCTAAACCACCCACAGAAAAGGCCCCCCTGCTTACAAAAGAGTCTGATAAGGACTGGGAATAAGCGGCGGACAGAAGCCTCACGAAAAGCATAGTTATTCGTGAGGCTTCATTAAGGGGCAACATGAGTAAACTAGCAACAGATTTTATGGCGGTTTTTTCCGGTTTGGAACGAGCATACGGCATTTATCAAATACAAGGCACCAAAGAGACAGCAAAAGGCACTAAGAAGGACGGCAGAGGACGTACAATACAAGAGCCTTTGACCCTGGTCCACTGGCAGAATCACCTAAAAGGAGAGACTTCAATCGGAGTCATCCCACTTAAAGACGATGAAACCTGTCAATGGGGTTGTATTGACGTTGATGAATACCCGGTTGATATCGACCACCTACAAAAAGTTATTAAGGACATGCAACTGCCCTTGGTCCCCTGTATGACCAAATCGGGCGGTGTGCATTTGTTCCTGTTCACCAATGAGCCGGTGCCTGCTATCCGCTTTAAAAAGAAACTCGACGAGATAGCGGCGGCAATGGGGAGAACCAAAGACGAAATCTTTCCCAAGCAATTTCAATGGTCCAAGCAGGTGGAACAAAACAAACAAACAGGGAACTGGCTTAACATGCCTTACTTCGGTGGCCGCAACACAACTCGATACGCCATAGACGAACAGGGAGAAGCCCTCAATCCCAGCGAATTTATTAAACGGGTCAAGGACAAAGCTGTGACTGAGCAAGAACTTGATCGAATCAAACCCATAAAGAAAAGTCGAAAAGCGAACAACGGGGAGGGCTCGGAAGGGTCTTTCTGGGACCACGCACCACCATGTCTGGTACACATGAAGCTAAACGGGATACCTGAAGGCACCCGCAACGACGCCCTCTTCTCCTACGGAGTGTTGTTTAGAAAACTGCACCCCGAAAGTGAGGAATGGCGCGACAAACTTCAGGAAGCGAACAAAACAGTATGCCACAAGCCCCTGTCGCATGCTGAACTGAACGCTTTAATGAATAGCCTAGAGAAATCTGACTATCATTATAAGTGTACCACACCACCTTTGGTGAATCATTGCCAAAGCGGTGTGTGCGTGACAAGAAGGTACGGCATTGACCCCTCTGAACAAGAGGTCAATCTGACCGGACTCAGAAAGTATCTGACGGACCCTCCCTTATGGCATTTGGACGTTGAAGGAGAGACCCTGGTCCTCGAAACGCGAGAACTCCACAACTTCTCTTTGTACCAACAAAGAAGTATGGAGGTGCTTAACAAGTGTCCCCCTGACATTAAAAAGAAAGACTGGATAATGCGGCTCAACGATCTGTTGCGGAGTGTGCAAGAAATTGAAGTGCCCCCCGACATGACTAAAGCCGGACTACTACAAGACGCCATTGAAGAGTTTTGTAAGAACCGAGAGTCTTCTGCCCGAGTGGCTATACTGGCAGGCGCTGTGTATAGAAGTGAAGAGACCAAACCACACGAATGGTGGTTTCGTGGCAGAGATTTGGTAAAGTACATTAAAGAGTTTAAAGGCATGAAAGCAATACGGGACGCTGAGATTTTTAACGAGTTGAAGGAACTGGGGGCTTACACGGCGACGAAATATATAGACAAAGGGGCCGGCGCTACTTCCATCTGGGTTCTCGAGACACCGGAAACCGCTGCTCTAAACGTCAGCGCTAAAGACTTCAAACTGAACACGCCTGCGAAGGATTGGGAAGATGAATAAGGAACTCCATTCGACCAAATACTTTGGACCCCCTGGAACCGGCAAAACAACCACACTACTTCGACACATAGAGCAACACATAGACGAAGGAATTTCTCCTGAACGCATTGCCTTTATTTCTTTCTCGGTCAAAGCCGCAGAGGAAGGAAAGAGCAGAGCCCGAGCCCGTTTTGGCTTAGACAAAGACGAACTGACTTACTTCTGCACCAGCCATGCTTTCTGTAAAAGAGCCATGGGCATTACCCGTGTCATGGAAGGTCTTGATATTAAAGAGTTTTTAGAAACCTATAGCTTTCCCTTGACACAACACTACTCAGGCAACACAAGAAAGTCTTTGGAAGCCATGCTAGAAGACCCCTACTTCCAAATTATTGAGAACGCCAAGGCGAACTGCCGCAGCGTTTCAGTAGAGCGCCTAAACACCAACGTTAAGACACGACAAAGAGTGGCGCCTTCCTTGCTTGAACCCTTAGCCAAAGCCTGGGGAGAGTATCGGGAAGAACAAGGCATCTTTTCTTTTGCCGATATGATTATTGAGTTTCTTACAAAAGGAAGAGTCCCACCCTTGGACGTACTAATCATTGATGAAGCACAAGACTTAGCCGAACTAAATTGGCGTTTGATAGAAAAGCTCATGTCCGTGGTCCCCGTTACTTACATCGCGGGCGACGATGACCAAGCCATCTACGAATGGAACGGTGCTAGACCAGACCGGTTCATCGCCATGCAGGGCGAGACCGTGGTCCTTGATCAATCGTTCCGAGTGCCAAGACAAGTACACAAACAAGCCGAAAGAATTGCTCGTCGCATACAAAACAGACAAGAAAAAAGATACCTGCCTCGAGAACACGAGGGAACATTGTCCCACCTACACTCGGTTGATGTACTACCCCTCGAAGAAGGCCAATGGTTGATCCTTGCGTCTTGTGACTACATGTTAAACGGCGACGGAGAAGGCTACAGTTCAAGACGAACCTTGATTGATCGTGGCATCCCTTTCTCACACAACAGCTTCCGCTACATTCCTCTGCCCATGATTGAAGCCATTGATGGTTGGAAGAAACTGCTCGCAGAAGAAACCAAAATCACAGTGGGGGAACTGGAAAGCGTGTATCGGTTCCTGACCAAGAACGAAGTCAAACGAGGCTTCCTTAGTGCCCCAGGAAAGGACGAGGAAAAAGCAAGAAAGCTAACCAAACAACAAGTAGTGGAACTTTTTGGTCTGCACGAAGAGTGTTTAGGAAAGACCTGGCAAGAGGTTTTTACAAGAAGAATTAACGAGGAACGGAGAACGTTCATTAAAAAAGCAACCGATAACAAAGAAGACTTAAGGGGCGAACCAAGGGTAGCATTGTCTACCATACACAAAGCAAAGGGGGGAGAAGCTGACAACGTGGCAGTGTTGTTAGACTTATCTCCAGCGCAGAAGCTGAACGCGATGATTAATGCCGACAGCTTGCACAGACAGTTCTACGTTGCTGTGACTAGAGCGCGAGAAAACCTTTTTATTATTAATGCACAAAACGAGAACTTAAAATATGGCGTATAAAATATTTAAACCACCATCAGAATGGACACCCCCTGACATCTTTCCAATCGAAATCTTCAAAGACGCAGACGAAATAGCCATTGACCTTGAGACACGCGACCCTAACCTAAAGTCCAAGGGCCCCGGTTATGTGAGAGGGGACGGAGAAACCGTAGGCATATCAATCGCTTGCGACGGCTATGCTGACTACTTTCCTTTTTCCCATGAAGCCGGGTTTAATTTTCCCAAGAAGCGGGTCATAGACTTTATCAAAGAAATCTGTGCCCTGCCTTGCGACAAGATATTCCACAACGCTACCTACGATGTGGGTTGGTTGCACCGAGAAGGCGTGACCGTTAAAGGACGCATCATTGACACCATGATCGTGGCACCCTTGATTAATGAGAACCTGTATTGGTACACCCTTAATTCTCTAGGACAAGAGTATCTACAAGAAGGCAAGTCAGAGGCAGAACTAAGACAGGCAGCGGAAGAGTGGGGAGTGGACCCGAAAGCAGAGATGTGGCGACTGCCCTCAGCGTATGTTGGAACGTATGCCGCACAAGACGCCGCACTGACTCTGAAACTTTGGAACCACTTTAAAATACACCTAGAGGACCAGAATCTTTGGAACATATTTAATCTGGAAACAGACCTGTTCCCTGCTTTGTTTAACATGAAGCTAACCGGAGTGAGGGTTGACTTGGAAAGAGCGGATGGACTAAAGAAGCAACTGGTTGCAAAAGAACAGAAGCTGATTAAAGAAGTGGCAAAAGAATCGGGAATTAAAGAAGTCAGGATTTGGGCCGCCACCTCCGTGGCACAGGTCTTTGATGCCTGCAAAATTCCCTACAACCACACCGCCAAAGGCGCACCCAGTTTTACCAAAGGGTTTCTAGCCAGTCAAAAACATCCCGTGGCACAGATGATTATGAAGATCAGAGAACTCAACAAAGCCCACAGCACCTTTATTGATACGATCATCAAGCACGAACACAACGGCAGGATTCATGCCGACATTCGACAGCTTAAAGGAGAGACAGGAGGCACGGTGACTGGAAGGTTATCCATGAGTAACCCCAACCTACAACAAGTCCCAGCTAGAGATAAAGAAATAGGCCCTTTAATACGTTCTTTGTTCCTCCCGGAAGAAGGACAGAAGTGGTGCTCGGCTGACTTTTCTCAACAAGAGCCCAGGATACTGACCCACTTTGCGTATCGGTCTAAGTACGATGGGGCGGACAGTATTGCTGAAGCCTATATGGCAGGGGAAGCAGACTTTCACCAACAGGTAGCAACCCTAGTAGGCATTGATCGTAAAACAGCTAAGACCATTGGCTTGGGTATCATGTACGGCATGGGCAAAGGAAAACTAGCAGACCAGTTGGGTGTCGATGTGGAAGAAGCCAGTGATATTTTGGTACGGTTCAACACTTACGCACCCTTTGTTAGGCAGATGGCAGACACCGTAATGCGTAGTGCTACCACCAGAGGCTACATTAAAACTTTGTTGGGACGGCGTTGTCACTTTGATATGTGGGAACCACGCCAGTACGGGACAGGCAGACCGATGAAATACAAAGAAGCGATGCACGAATACAACGGTGACATCAAGCGAGCCTTCGTTTATAAGGCCTTGAACAAGCTGATACAGGGGTCAGCCGCAGACATGACCAAGAAAGCGCTATTAGACTGCTACAATGCGTCCTATAAACCCTTACTACAGGTACACGACGAACTTGTGTTCTCTGTTTCCAGTAAAAAAGAGGTGGAGGAGATCGTTAAGATTATGGAGAACGCGGTGGAACTTAATGTCCCGAACAAAGTAGACGCAGAACTAGGAAAAAATTGGGGAGACTCAATGTCTTAAAGCAAATGTTGCTATTGGTCTTATATTTTTATATAATCTAACAGCTTTTATTATACAAGGAGTAAAGTATGGACATCACTAAATGGAAAAGCGTAGCGATACGCACCGACATCGTAGAACTGGCGGAAAAAATTGCAAAGAAAACAGAAAGACCTAAGAGTTATGTGTTTGCCTTTGCGGTTAAGAAGCTGTGGGAAGAAGTAAAAGAAAAATGAAGGACGAAATTCTTTTTAGCTCACCCTATGAGTACCCGGACTTGTCTCAAGAAACAACTGAGACAGGACGGGTTTACATTGCTGGAGAAGAAAGACTTGCTTCAGTAACAACCATTCTTTCCAAAACAAAACAAGAAAACGACAGCCTACAGAAATGGATTGAGCGTGTTGGCGAGGAAGAAGCAGAGCGTATTCGTAACGAAGCGGCGGCTCGGGGCACTGAAATGCACGAACTGTTGGAACGACAGCTTGTAGAGGGAAGCATTTGGGATTACTACCCAGAAACAGCCGACCAAAAGAGAGCCTACAAGATGGCTTGTACGATCATGGACCAAGGGTTTCCCTCCATTGACCAAGTATATGGCTGCGAGGTTCCTCTCTACTACCCTGGAAGGTATGCCGGCACCGCTGATGTGATTGGCAAGCACTTAGGTGAAGAAGCCATCATGGACTTTAAACAAACCAACACACCGAAGCGGCGTAGAAGCTATGTGTGGGACTACTTTCAACAACTGGCGGCCTACGCTCTAGCGCACAACGAAGTGTATGGCACCGAGATAAGAAAGGGCGTTATTATGATGTGCTCAGTGGACTGCTTTTATCAAGAGTTTGTCCTAGAAGGACGCGAATTTGAACGAGCGGCTGACGCTTGGAACACTCGAGTAGAAAAGTTTATTCTTCTGAAGAACGAAACTCCTCCTCTCGAACAACCGAACCCTGATAAGGCGAAGCAAGAGGAAGGTCTTTAAAATAATTATACACCTCCACGAGATCATCTAAAGGAAAGACTCTCCCTGAAGGCAATCCTTCAGCGGCCTCTATTTTTTCTGTATTCTCATCGAAATCTTTCTGATCGCCTCTTAAACTTTTTCTAGGCTTAAGAGCCAAGTTTTCTTCGTTCCTAATCATCCTTCTTTGCTTACTACTCAAACGCTCTTTCAATGCTTTATTAAGAATGTCTTCGTTAATGTTTAGCCTTTCCGCGGCCTTGAATGTGCTCAAGAGGGACTCGTTAATAAAGTAATTAGATTTCTGCATAGCGGTATAGGCGTCAACCAGTTCTTGAGGAGAAATTTTCCCCCTGTTATACACTTTTCTTGAAAATATTTTTTCAGCGTCTCTGGACTCATTAAGAAGATCACTTAAAGAAAAACTTAAACTCGAAGTAGGGTTGAGCCTATTAACCTTAATTCCTACAAAAGACAGCCAAGCGTCTCCTAGTTCTTGCTTAGAACCAAAACGACCATAGGCTCCCTCGCCTTCTTGAGAACCACGGTAGACTTTTTCCCCCGCTGCTATTATCCCTGGTGCGGACTTGTCCCAAAAATAATTTGCAAGCGCCACACTTCTTGCGCCTGCGCCGTCTAAAGGAAGGCCTCTTCCTTCAGCCTCATTCCAAATAGGTCTGCCTGTACTACTGTTTCTGTTCTGAGCAACGTCTAAAACGGCTTGCGTGTAAATGGAAGGCTCCATAAAAGGCTCAAAAAAGGTCCCGATTGTTTTGCCCATGGCTAAGGCGATGCTGTCAGCGGACGAACGCCCCTGTTCTTTTGCTTCCCCGACGGTTTGTAGAATTGTAGGGACCATTCTAGCTAAGTCGTCATAGACCATGATGTAACTGCCATCAATGTAATCAAACCCTCCGCCTTCTTCCTGGGTTTTTTTCTCGATAGGAATAATTAAATTGTTTTTTGAAAAAGGCGGTAAGAAATGTCTCCCTGCTTCAATGTCTTCGTCATCTATATCATGAAGCGCTTGGCCGATAGCCTGGACCGCAGATGCAATTCCAAAAGAGGCTGCGCCGTAGCCAGACAATCTAGCAAACCCTCTTCTCTGCACCGCTGTGTTGCTAGAACCAAGCTCCCTAAAACCAATTTCCATAATGTTTGCACTGGTTCGCACAATCTCTGTCGGGAAAGCAATGAAATTACCCAACCAAGCAAGGGGACCTGTTCTTACTACTTCTGCGAACTTTCCTACGTAGTCGTAGTTAGGAACAGTTTGTCTAACCTTGAAAGCGGCGAGTTCTCTTCGAGCGGTTTTAAAGTCTTGACGATCAATCGTATAGGACATCCCAAGGTCTTTAGCATGCGCGAGCAGTTGGTTGTAGTCCGCTTCTGTTTTAAACTGTTCTTCAATGGCCTTGAGTTCCGAGCCATAGGCCACTACTTTCCAAAAATCATCCGCGGCGGTGTAGGCTCGTTCTGCTCCTTTATAGAACTTCTTGAAAGGGTTTCCGGTAACGGCAGCAAAATCTCCTGGTCCTTCAAACATTCCAGAACCAGCCATTCTCCAAACACTGAGAACATCTCCCAAACTAACACTTGTGTTTAACACACCTAGGGCCAACAGTTCTCTGTATGTTTCTTGTGCCCTTTGTCGTGCAGTAATAGGACGTCCTTGTGCGTCAACCCCTCCTTCAAACAACTCGTTTCCAACAACCTTTATGGCTTCGGAAAGATGCCTGTACCCTGTAAAATGTCCGTTGCCCACTACAAACAATGCCGCACTTAAAAAGTTTCTGATCTGCGCCGGTGGACTCAAGACAATTTTACCTAACTGGATATACGATTTTGGCTTAATCAAAAAGTTTCTCCAGATGGCGTTATTGCTAAGAGCAGTATTTTCATTTGTCTGCACCCCTAGAACCTCTGCGACAGCTTTAGTTGTATACATTCCCTCGAAAGGATTGTTCCCAGTAGAAACAACTTTATGTGATAGCCCCTGACCTCTAGCAAACCAAGTAAGGTTTTTCCCCTCAACAGAGCCTTTCGACACAGGCACGGGAGAAAACAATCTTTGCCCCGGCTGCTCGTTTAACACAGCCAGATTTTGCCAGAAACGGTTGTTCTCTAAAAGCGAAGACAAACGAGCTGTTGTTACCGCTGCCGCTTCTCCTGGGCTTGTAACCTCTCCCATCAAAGCACGAATTTCTTTTGGTATACGGGTTCTTCTTTTTAATATTTTTCTAGCAACATCATCTATAGCAACCTCTTCTTGGTTTTGCTCCACTATTGTTTGGTTTAATATACCGCCTAAATCCGTGGTAGCCAAAGAAGCCTGTGTCCCTTGTGCCAGGAGCCTGATCTCTTGCCTAATCTGAGCGTCGGTATAAAGCCGTTCTCCGTTTTTATCCACCCTAGACTCAAGAAGTTTTTTTACACCCTCAACTTTTCCTCTCATAATCTCAGCGGACTTTGTAGGCATTGTCCTGTTCCACCAACTAAGAGGGTCGTAGTTGCTGCCCGGCTCAAAGATTCTATATGAGCGCGTCATGTAAGACCCAATGTTTTCCTCTATAACCTCACCTAGTTCTTTTCCACCCTTCTTATTAGTCAACAATTCTCCGGGAAGCTCTCTAAGAAGCCGTTTACTCATCATATCCACAAAGCCTCGAAGCTCAATAAAGGAATCTCTCAGACTAGGCTCTAGTGTATAAGCAGCTTGTGTGGGTTTTAGTCGAGCGTCTGGGTTAAGCATTAGCCCCACTTCTTCTAGGTCGCCTTTCATTATTGCCAGCTCTAAGTTCAACTGCTCCAGCTTGCGTTTACTGTTGTAGTTTTTTAAGTCTTCCTGAACAAGAGGAGAAGCGTCTTCAAACTTAAGTCCCCCTTCTCGGAAAAGGGTGATGTTTTTTACTAATGACCTTTGTTTTTTAATGTCAGCTAGAAGGGACACCTCTTCTTTTTTAAGGGCTTTAACTTCGTCCTTGGTTCTTGCAAACCGTTTAACAGAACGCCTAAGTGCAGAAAGAAGCGCCGCTTCCGCTTGTTGCTCAGTGAGGTACTCTCCGTTCAACACCGCAGCACTGATCGCCATTTTAACTTGTGTGCCCATTTGATCTGCCATCTTATTCATAGCTCGAATCCGCCCTATCCTGTTTCGAGAAAGCATAAACGCTTCCCATCCCAGTGGCCCGCTTGGAGCAAAGTAGTGTTTAAGGGTACCTAACATTCCGGCAAAAAAATCAGAAGACCTAATAATATCTGGGCTTTGCTCAAACCGTATCTCACTGACATTGGTCACCACACTATCGTTTGTCACGGAGTTTTCATAGTTATTGAACAAACCCGTTCCAGAAGCAATGTTGAAGGGTTCTCCTGACTCATCTATTTCAACATCTCTTATTTCGTACTGCATGTTTGGCTTGTTTTCGTCTTGTCTAATGTTGGTGGTCTCGTCCAGAAAACGCATATTGACTCCATCTTCTGTGTAACGAACCCCAACAGCGTCTCCTTCTTGGCTCAGGCTTTTTTGCACAAAGGCCTCCCACTCACGGTCAAGCATTTCGTTTTTCTGATCCTTTGTCAAACCTTCTTGTTCAGGCTGAGAGTCTTTCCAACCTCTTTCAGTAACGGTATAAAAATTAATGTCTTCAGCGGGACCGCCTCTTCTTCTTATCCTCATTTGGTTGAACTTGCTGTAGCCTTCGCCCGTCAAAAGACGCATCTTTCTTTCTTTGTGCAAAACAAGAAAAGCATCGTGGTTCATAATTTGTTCGGCAAATTCTTTTTTAGTGCCTCCTTTCTTCGCTGTTATTCCTCGAACCTTCATCTGAGCCCGTAGGTCTTTTACCTTTGCCTCTTGCAACAACGCTAGTTTTGCTTTAAACGCGTAGGTTTGCCCCGCAGCATACAGAATGGAAGCGCCTCCAGTGAGGGCTCTCTGCTCTAAAAGCTCTACGTCTAATATCTTGTTTACCAGTTCGTTGGTGGACATTTTTCTGTTGAGGGTGGGAATTAGTTTAATGTTGGGCATGCCTTCTTCTGTTACCTGCACCTTTTCATCAGCAAGTTTCATCAAGTCCTTGATTCCGTTTTCTTCTTTTGCTAAAGCGGTAAGCTCTTCTCTTCGGTCTTTTCTGGCGGTCTGCTCTTGAGCCGTTAAAGCACCAAAGTTTTCTAGGAAATAGTTGTATTGCATTTCTGCTCGTCGATTAAACACTTCGTATTCGGTTAACTTTTCTATAATTTTTTCCTTGGAAGAGTTTTTTCTAAAACCTTTTTGGCCTGGCACAAGGCCTCTGTTTATAGCTTCTTCTACAAGCGTATCCCTGTCCATGTCTTGCCAGGTCTCCCCTGCAATATTGACCTGATCTTTTACCTCGTCTTCAATGACCTGCATCTGCTCCGCTACTTCTCGCTCACTTTTCTTTCGCTGGTTGACACCAAACTGGCTAATGGCCCCGGACACACCACCAAGAGTGCCTCCACCAAGAGACCCTAAGAGAAAAGCGTTGAGCAAGGCACTTTGCAGTTGCCCTTCTTCGCTGGCGATCTCTGTGGACATTTCAGCCGTAAAGTCTTCAACAAATTCTTGACTGGCTTCCGTTGCGCCTTCCATTAAGGAGGCTTTAAGAGCCTGAGCGACAGCGGCTTTAGCCACGCCTTTCTCCACACCTTCTTCTATTAGTTTTTGAGTGACTTGTTTGATGGAAGCCTTCTTTAAAAGGACCGGCATTAACGGTTTAAGTCCAAAGGCGATGGAGGCAACGTCAAGTGCGGCGACCACGGCTCCGCCAGTCATCGCGGCACCGGGATCTTCGTAATCGTCGCCAGCACGCGCCTTCATCTCACGGTCTATTTCACCGGTACTCATTACAAAAGAGGGAAGAAAAGCACCAACACCAGCACCAACAAGTGCACCAACGGCGGTTCCTACTGGTCCTGCAAAGGACCCCAAAGCGGCCCCTGCTTTACCACCACCGATCGCTGTTGGCATAGAAACGGCAACTGATGGAAGGATTTGTGCGATACCTTGTTTGATAAAGGTCATGGCATCACCCAGGTCTTCCACCTCTTCAGCAATTAAAGGACGACCGCGTTTAGCAATCTGTCTGTCATTAACCTCAACGCCACGGTTTCCCACATCAATCAAGGCTTCTGAATCAAAGGCTTCTCCGAGCACACGGACCCCTGCCCAACTGCTCGCTTGCAGTTCGTCAATGGTTCTACTTAATATAGGAAAAAAGCCCTCGTCTCTTGGGTCGCCGGAGACGGGACCAGTTGTTTCTTCTAAAGAAGAAAAAGGATCATATTCTTGTTCTTCTTCTAGTGGGGCAAAAGGATCATATTCTTGTTCTTCTTCTAGTGGGGCAAAAGGGTCATAGGCAGACTCTTGTTCTTCTAGTGCGGCAAAAGGGTCGTAAGACACGTTACACCCCGAGCCATGCTTCTACTATAGTCCTACTCGTATGTTTCACTTTTTCGTTTTTGTTATTTATAAACGTTGTTTCTATTAAACTTCTATAGAGCTCAATGAAAGTTCTTTCTTTTCCTTTAATGGTTTTTGTTCCTTGTAAGCCTTTGCCGAGAACGCCTTTGTCAATTATATATTGAGCATTAGGGTCTCCCCCTAGCATCATAGACTTGATTGCGTCTTCTCTGGACGAGAGGTCTTTCCCCCCGCTTTTTATAAGGTCCGCCCAAATAGCGGCTGGTGTACTAGAGCTCGGGTCCGCTGTACCCAACTCAGCTTTAAGTTTTTCAAGATCCACTTTTAGTTGGTTTTCAATTTCTAATCGAGCGACAGCTTCATCGCTTTTTAACATGGTCTCATCAATACCAGAAAGAATGTCCATTTGCTTAAGTTTTATGTCGTACAATGCTTTAACATCTTGGTTACGTCGGGCTTCGGTCTCTTGTTTTCTTAAGTTTTCAAACGCTATTTTGTTTTTATTGTTGGTCTGGTAAAGGTTTTCTTCAAAGGATTTACGATTAAATTTCCGGGTCCAGTATTGTGTGCCCTTACCCCCCGCTGAAGAAGCGGCAGAAGTTAAAGCTGCGTACTTAGCTTGTTCTGGAATCCTTCGCTCAATGTCGTCAAAAATATTTCGCATGTCTTTGTCTTGTTTCTTGGCGTCTTTTTCGTATTGTCCGATGCTTTTATCTAAAATGGACACTATGTCTTCCGTGCCTTTTTCGTAGGTGCCCTTTAGTGTTTCCGCCTGTGCTTTTACAGCGGCTAACGGGTCTCCTTGTTGCATCATTTTAATGAGCTCAAGAGCCGTTTCCTCACTATACCCGGCTTCTTTCGTAGCTTTCAGTATGGCGGCTATGTCTTGCCCGTTTCCTTGGAAAGGAAGACCTTGGTCCCCGGCCCCTTGTCCTTGGTCCAAAATGTAATCCCAAGTAAGATTCTCTGGGTACGTTGTTTTAGCGCTTGTAGTAGATGTTTCAACCATGGGCCTGAGGTTACCTTCTTCATTAAAAGATTTACCGTATTGTCTTAAAAGGTCCATATTGGATCGTATAGTGTCCGCTCCCATAGGCATGGTTGCTGCCCCTGTTCCTCCAGGGAGAGGAATTTTCTTGGGTTCAGTAGAGCCCATAAAATTTCCGGTTTTCATGGCCTCGACAAGATCAGCAATTCGAGTGTCTTGGCTCTGATCTGTCCTTCTTTTTATAAGCTCGTCGGCAGGCAGTAGCCTTTCTTCCATTCTTCTTTTGGTAAGTGTTTCTGGATCTGTTTCCGTTGCATACATTTTTCTCATCTTGGCTACTTCAGGGCCGTATTTTTTAATCATAATAGATTCAGCTTCTTTTAAAGACACGCCGCTCTGTCTTATGTCTTCATCAATCCAAGACCATTCCTCTGGGACTTCTCCACCGTCTTGATACCCTGGAATCAGTCCGCCTCTCTTTGCCGTAAGAATAGACATGTCCATTAGTGGTTCTTCTTGTCCCACTTCAGGGGTTTCAAAAATAGTGACCAGTTCTTCTCTATAAGACACAAGATCATCACTACTAATTAGATTAGCGTTCATTGGAACTTCGGGATATTTTTCTACAGTCTCGGTTTCAATACGCCTCGCTGAACGAGCTAGGTCATCCATGCTGCTTTTAATAACAGCAGAAGGCGGGTTGCCACTAGCGGCTTCCGCTTGAGCTGTGCTTTTAAGAATGTTGAACTCTTCGTCAAGTCGGCTTTGTGCTTCTTGTTTAGCGAAAGCAAGTATAGGATTATCGTCTTCCACTTCTTCCGCCAGTTCTGGCTCCATAGCCAGTTCAATAATTCCACGTTCGTTCGGAACGCCTCTCTCTGGCATAGCTTCAGGAGCTCCTCTAGCTGACATTGACATAATACCATCGCCACTTTCTTGAGCAGCCATTTCATTTAACATAGAGCTGGTGTCTACAATTCCTTCGTCTTCAAACAATTCTGGTGCCATGCCGCCGTCTTGTAGGCCGACAATGCCGCCGTGCATCATACCTTTTTCCGTTGAGCCGCCCAGCTTTTCTCGAATCATGTCCATGATCCCCTGTTCGGGAGGCATGTTGGCGCTTTGTTGTTCGATAGCGGCTATTAAGTCTTGAAGCACCTCTTGCTTCTCCCGGTTGTGTCCATAGCTAATGTTCATAGCCAAAGTGTCAAGTTCTTTGTTCTCCCCTCTCGTTAAACCACCTGGACTACTCTTCGCAAAAGACGCCGCTGAACTCTGTATAGCGTTTTCATAGGCGCTTTGCGTGGCATCTCTTTCCATACCCCTTGCCCTGGCTGCCTCGTTTGGGTAGCCATCGGCAATACCACCAGTTTCATAGCCAGCGATGCCTTTGGGCATGCCAACAGAACCACCGTGCGTCATGTTGGTAGGGTTCCTAAATAAAGGTCTTTGACCCCAGCCCGGCACTATGCGCCTCCGCCAAACAACTCTTTTAATATGTCTAAGAAGTTTGCGTCAGTTGGACTTTGTTGGTTATAAGTTGTAGTGATACCGGTACCCGGTCCTTTTGGTAGCAAGCTCTGTAGCATGCTTCCTAGGAACTGCATCCTTTGGTAAGGCTCTTTTGCTAGACTGTTTGCGGCATCGAACTGTGATCCATACATCGCGTCTTGGATTCCTCGTCCTTGTGCTCCCAGTCCACCTAGCGTAGCCATTTGGTTACGTAAAAGCTGTTGTCCTGTGCCTCCCAGACCCGCGATCCCTTGTCCCAGGCTCCCGTACATTTGTGCGCCTTGCATCCCTTGTGCTCCCGCTTGCTGCATCCTTTGTTGTTGTGAGTCAAAAGCGCCTTGCGCCTGAGCCTGAGCCGTGTTATAGCCCTGTGATCGCAGTTGTCCTGCGGTACCTGCCATGCCTTTGCCCAACTGGTTGTAGCGTTCGTTTGCCATGAGTCTTCCTCGACCCCCTCCATAGGCTCCTGCCCCCACTTCGCTTGCTCTCGCGCCCATGTCGGTCTGTGCAAAGTTCTTGTAAACATCGTCTAGGCTTCTTTGTACCACTTCCTCTTCATAGGGGTTATAAAAAGCTCTTCCCATACTGGGGTCGTAGCCTTGTGCTCCTGCATAGCCTGCTTGTACGCCTTGTCCCAGAGCCCCGATCCCTCGTCCATAAGCGCCACCGGCTTGTTGCATATAAGGCTGAAAGCCACCAAGACCGCTTGATAAACTTCGTGCCTTGAGTTCAAAAGGATCAAAAGAAGCCACCCCTCTTTGAGGCGTAGGCATGGGGTTGCGAACCAGATTCGTTAGATTGTCAAAGAACCCGCGTCTGTACTGATCGACCCAAGGTGCTTCAAAACCTATTGTGGAACTAGGTCCGTATTGTCCCGAGTAATAAGTATTTTCTACGTCTCCTCCGTTGTCGTATCCTTTTATGTAATCCTCTATAGGCATTAGTTCATCCCCATTTGTTCTGCTTGTTGCATTAGTTTATACAATCTTTTCGCACCCATATTATCCGTTGCTTTTTTGGTAAACACAAACTCTCCTGGTTCAAGGAACGCAGGGGTAATGTCCCCATGACTCTTAAGTCCCATGATACCACCTTGTTTGCCTCCTTCAATTTCTTTTAATAAAGGGTTGCCAGAAACGTGTGTGGCTGCGGGCATTGTTGTCCCTTTTGACAATACGTATTGTTGGTCCTGAAGATAATTGGGACCCATTCCTTGCATAACCATGTCTTCTTTAGAAGGCAGTCCCCATTGTTTTCCTATCTCGCTTTGTGAGGCCATTTGCCCAGTCGGAACCTCGTACTTATACCCTTCTTCATAAGCATTTTTTGCTGCTACTAAATCAATTAATTTATCAAACCAGTTGTCTTCATTACCAGAGCCGCTATTAGACATGTTAGCGACCATTTCTTTTAGGGCGTCAAGGCCTATACCCATTCCAAGAAGACTTTCGAGGCCACCCAATATGTCCGCTTTCTCGGGAATCTTACCTGTAACGGTTGTTTCTTCCATTGGGGGGTTGTGTAAAGGATCGGGGCTCGGTATCCACCCTCCAAGGGCATCATAGATGTATACAATACCTGCCCACCTGACCAACTCTCCAACTTGACCTATTCCGCTAGGGGGTTTGGCAACAACAGTTATTTCATCTATTACTGTGTCGTTTGTTACTGTGTCGTTTGTTACTGTGTCGTTTGTTACTGTGTCGTTTGTTACTGTGTCGTTTGTTACTGTGTCGTTTGTTACTGTGTCGTTTGTTACTGTGTTACTGTTTGCGTAACCAGCAAGCACATCAGCGTCACTGTCTGTACCAGCGCTGTCGTCGGTACCAGCGGTAGCGTAGTCTTTGGCAGCAGTATAATCAGCGCCGTGATTAATCCAGGACTCAGAGCCCTTCGGCCCGCCGTGTCCAAACTTATCTATGTACCATTTAGCAAACTTAACAGCGGGATGGTTCCAAGGGAAACCCGGAACATTCATGCCTTCAGCGGCAGCGTTAATCTTTTCTCTTTCTAGTGCGTCGTCAAAAACACTGGGGTCAAAACCATAAGAATTATCAGGCATCTTATCCTCCTCCGTACCATGGTGGCAACGATCTTATGCCCAGTGGAGAAAGATCATCTAGTTCTTCTTGCGGTATTCTTGGATCAGGGGCGTTTGCATAATCCATATTATTAGCCTGTAACCAAGGCATTATCTCTGAGTCCCAGTTCTTGTATTGTCCCCAAGACGTTGCAAGACTCGGAAGTGCATTGATCCCTGCTGACCTAAGTTCTTCTTGTGTGCCATACACACTGCCCATACCAAAGTTATTATCAAACCGGTATTTTCTAAAATCTTCAGGTGTTCCGTATTTAGCCGTGTTCTCCTCCGCCATCTTAATGGCCTCGGCTTCAGGCATGCCTTGGTCCATAAACGTTTGAGGATTTGTTAAACTCTCTATCTGTTTCATTATTCGGTTAGTTTGTCTCTCTTCTTTTTTCCGCTGTCTCTGCATTTGACCACGACCACCGCCTGCTCCCTTACCACCACTTTTGCCACCAGGAAATGCGCCAACCCCAGAAGCTATTTTCATCATGTTCATGGCTGCCGAAGGCCCGGTTCCTGCATTTCTAAAACGTTCCGCAGCAGCCGGATTTGTGTTACCTTCTTTGTTTAATAGTTGGTTTACCATGGCCCCTGGAACACCACCTACTTTAATATTCGCATTACCTACATTTACAGGATACCCAGGAATCATACCGCTAACTTTGTTAAGAATATTGGCTATTCCGCCTCCTTTTCCTTGTTGTCCTGGCACTACTGGGTTCCTCTTTGAGTTGTTTTAAATATAGGCATTATACTATGTGTACCACTGTTCTGTTCCGTACCCTGTTGCAACTTCGCCAATACTTACTGACGTGTTTCCATTGGTCGCAACGGTTACAGACCCTAGCTGTCCGGTAGCACCTACACCCTTTTCTCTGGGCGCGTATAATGTTTGCCACCTGTCGCCATCATACACCTGTAACCTACCTTCTGTCAGGTTCCAAATGATGTCCCCTTGATTAAAAAAAAGTTGATCGAGGGTAGTATCAGTATACTGATAAGTTGCCGTAGGATCAAAACTTTGTAGATTTAGTTCCAAAACCCTTATAAATCGGTTAAATAAATCAGGGTGGACATGTCCGTGCGTCATAGGAGCCTGCGGTAACCTGGTGACAAGTAATCGTGCCACTATCTTTTCCCGCTAGGATTGGTGTTGAGCCGCATAGAGCCAACTCTCCACCCCACACCCAATCTTTCTCCTGCACTCGCATCGTCGTCTGATTCTAAGCGAACCACGGCTTGTCGTGACCGGCTCCTTAGATCAAGTTTAGTTGTACTCGCTGTTACTTGACTCGTGCTTTTGGTGGTTAAAGACTCGTTGGGGAAGTTTCTTGTCTTCAAAACAAAGTTTACCGTTTGGTCAGACCCACCGTCACCGGTAAATAAAACATCGGGCATAGCGTTCTGTATTTGCGTAAAGGTGTTACCAATGCCATCTAAGGCAAAGTCCGCTGATTCTATGTAAACATTGTCCATGGGCGAACCGTCATCGTCATTGCCTGTTTCATGTTGGTAGACATAGTTATAAGTATCGGTGCCCGTGGCCCTTGGATAAGACTCTACGCCTTCATCCAACCAAGCAAAACGTGTCATTTCTCCGTAATACCACACTTGCGCTTGATAGTTATAAACCACATAACGATCAATTTCTGTGGAACTTCCAGAAGGGTAATACCAACCCACTTCGTTAAACTGTCGGTTTAAGAAACTAAAAACTTTATACATCTGGTCTTGGTTAAAGTTATCAAACACATAGCTGTGAACACTACAGAGAACACGACTAACGCTTCCGTTGTAGAGATAGAAACCAGAGCGATCCATCCAAAAAACTCCCGGAGGAGAGTTGACCGCGGCTTTAGGGGCAATCATCCCGACCCCTGAATTAATTAAGTTAACCCCAAAAGTATACGGGGCGCCAATAAACTGCATGCTGTAAAGAGCGTCGTCTGTCCAGATTAAAATTTCTTGTCTTGAACGAAGCCCACCGATAATCTTAGACCCAGCAGAGAGACGCAAGGACCCCGCTGTGTTGGTTATTTTAGGTTCCCATTGGGTAACTACTTCTTGGTCACACCAACAGATAAACAAAGGATCAATGGCACTTGTTCTGGCTGTTCCTGCGTCATTTAAAGGGTCTGCGCCTAGGCAAATAACGTGTCGGTCAACGTCACTGACCAATGTCTGTAAAGCTAGTGTGGGTGGTAAGTTGGCTCCGGTTAAATCTTCTAAAGCAACGGCTCTAACACTTGATCCACTGTTCTCGGTCCAATAATAAATGCCGCCGCCTCTTGGGTTAATAATTAAATCTTCGCCAAAATTATCGTGCGTCCAAATCCTTAGTTGGTTACTGGCTGAAAGTGGAGAGGATGAACCAAAGGTTCCGTCGCCCCACAAACCTGCGCCCCAACCCGAACCCGTCACATATTCATCAAGACCTACATTAATTTGATAAGACCCATCAACACCAGCACCGCCATTACCACTGTCACTGCTGTTAGCTGTGACCGTAGCATCATCAGTATCTTTCGCCGTGAAGGTATAGGTGTTCGCAGTGGGCACAGTAGCAATTTGATATTCTTGGTTTAAGACAGCAGCGGTAACTACACCACCTAAAGTGGCTGCACCGCTTATAGTAACAAAATCGTTTGCTTGAGCACCATGATTACTGTCAGTGGCCGTTATAGTAGAAGAGCCATCAGTGGCTGCAAAAGTAATAGAGTTTGTACTTGTTTTTCTGATCGGCGTTATGTCATCAAAAGTATCTCCTTCTTTGATGTAGTATTTGAGTGTGGTGCCAAGCCCTAGGTATTTGGTTGTGGCTAAAGAGACCCACGCATGCAAAGCACGACCAGTGCCCAAGTAAGTGGCAACTTGTTCTTTGACCCAACCGCCAATTTTTTCAGGGAACCCTTTTCTAAACCGTACAAGGTTGCTGTCAAACCAGCCCCCCTGTGCAGAAAACGAGGTTCCTTCTCTATCAACGCCCGGTCTTAAATCGTATTTTTGATAAGGCATTTATTTTCCTTCCTCTTCATCGTCATCAATATCCCTGTAGTATCCCACAATATGCAGTATCTGCTCAAGGTATCGTTTTATCTCGCCCATGTTCATGGACAAGTTCTCGTAACCTTGGCTAGTTAGTCCGTAAAAAGCAACCCTGGGTTCTTCTCCCGCTTCTACTTGGGCTAGATATTCCTTCATAGTATCGGGGGTCAGTATCTTCCACTCCACATCAGAGGCCTCTATAGGTTCTGGGAGCGGTGGATGGTAAATAGGGTTCCGTTTTGCAACGGTTACCACTTCAACTGGTTTTGTTTGTGGTTCCCTGTTCGCTAAATCTCCTAACAGAGAATAAGTCGAACAACCGTTAACCAGTAGTAGCGGAATTATTAGTAGCTTTTTCATCAAATTGATCTGGATTGGTTATGTTTGTTAAATCTTGGCCTACTCTTGCTGTAGCTTTATTGATCTTGCTTTCCAGCAAACCTGGTTTAGACATGGCTAGACCTTCAAGATTATGTTTAGCAAACTTGTTTCTAAGATTAGTCACTTGTGCTTGGCTCTGAGTGTACTGTGTATTAAGCGACTGTATTTGTACTTGGGTCTTTTTAGCTGATTCCAATGCTTTTACAATCTGGTCGTTTTGTTCCTGGATTGTTCGCTCAAGAACCGCTTGGTTGTTGAGCGCTGTTTGCAGTTCAATCTTTGCTTTATCTAATTTAGTAAACGCAACGATGTTAACCATAATGGAAATAAAGAGTGCTCCACCTATAACTAGGGCAACTTTCATTTCTTTTTCTTTTTCTTCTTAATATTAATAGTCTTATAAGCCTCGTTGATGTCCTTAGTAGACTTATCATCTGCAACATAAGTGCCTTTTTTAGTACGATTTCTAACTACTTTTTCTTCAATACCTAAAAATGTTTCTTTAAACCATCTGGTTAAGCCTATTTTCTTTACATAAAACGCCATTACTTCTCTCCTTTAAAACTTTTAGATGAACCACTTGTACCCGCATAGAGTCCAAACCATGCTGCTCCTGCACCCACTACGATAGATATTAATGCGGATTGCTCGAAGCTAGGTTCGGGTAGCTCCATAAACCAGAAGGTAGTGTAATATAGTAAGTACATATAAACCGATAGAAACGCTCTTGGAAAGATTCGCCATGAATCTACCGCTTGTGCTATAAATATAACCTTTTGATAAGGGTTGTTGTTCTTAACATCTTCTAAACCTCTAATCTTATCTTTTAAAGCACCGATTTCCTCAATCATTGCCATGAACTTGTTTAAGTCCATTTCTACTTCGTTGCGGTCCATATCGCCTCCGAATCTTCCGCTAGGGTGGTAGTCTCTTTCGTCACCCATATCAGTTCGCCAATGGGTTATCGTCTTTGTCTTCGATTCGTTTAACCCTGTTTTCTATTGCATTTATCTGTGTTGTTGCGGTAGAGATATCAATGTCTATTACTTTAATCATATTGCTGTTTTCTTTAACTTCAGGAACGAGGCTATCGTCTATTGACTTATTAATATAAGTTACAGAAGTTTCTATAGCACTAAAGCGTTCTTCAATCGCTTGTTGGGCATCTTCTGTGCCTTCTATTCTACCTATCTTCTTTTCTAGGTTTTCTATCCTATTGACATAGGTAGCACCTGTGTAGCCAAACCCAGCTAGTGTTCCTATAATAGAAACCAAGCCTATTACTTGTGCTGCTTTTGATTGAAACCAGTCCATAATATTCTCCTAATAATGTTTAGTAACTTTTCTTCGATCACCCATTACCGCACCGCAGCCCCTCGCAATTTCAGCCTTAACAAGACCGCCGCTCTGATACTTTGGAAACCCTTTTTTCATGTTCGCATAGCTTTTTTTGGATATAGTAGAGTTCTTTTTGCTTCTACTTGTCCCTGCTTTCTTTCTTTTGTTTATGTTTTCATACAAACTCATATTAACACTTCCATCTTCTTCTTGCTGCCTTGCCTCGTTTACCTTTCCAGCTCTTTGATCTTGCACAAAAAGACTTACGTCGTTTAGCGGCTTTACTTCCTTTTTTAACTTTCCCCGTTACTGCTGTCTTTAATTTACTACCAGGGTTTTTTCTACGATAGGCTTTCACACCTTTCTTGGTCATCCCTGCGCCAGATTTAGTCTTACGATAATTACCACCCTTACCTGTGGTTCTTCGTATAGCTTTAGCTCTTTTTCTTTTCGCCGCCATGTGTTTTTTGCACTGCAAAACTAGCGTAAAGACTTGCTCCCTTATGAGCTTTATATTTTCCACTGTGTTTCATCAACTTGGGTAAACCTCGTTTTTGTTTCATCCAGTGAAAACCTTTTGGTGCTTTTACTTTCATAGTCTTGGTTGATCTCTCATTAAATCTCTCATGCCAGTTAAGCTGTCTCCATACAATCCAATGAAAGCAGCATTATTATCCGACATTGATACATTAGCATAAATTGCTTCTGGTTCATACCAAGTAGACGCATCAGCCAGGGCAACCTGTCTATAATCATCAAAGCCTTGCACATAGCCCATGTAAGCAATGAGTTGTGCTTCATCAGCGTATTCGCCTGTTTCTTGTTGTTGTTCTTCTAGCTGTTCTTGCTGATCTTGTATGTTTTGAGCCACAATCTGATCGGCTACTTGATCGGCTTCAGAAGTCGATACCTCACCCATTGCTGTTTCTATTTCTGCGTCCATTGAACCTACTGCTGTATTTTGCACACTTATGGTATTTTGCCCAGTATCTCCTACTACGGCGTTTTGTGAACCACTGGTATCGCTGGAAACACTTGTATCGGTGGTGCTTGTAGAAGCAACCACTGTTTCTGAACCTACTGCGGTATTATTGTCTCCACTTGTATTATCACTACTGATGCCAACTGCTGTGTTTTGTACGCCCACTGCACCACCACCTGATGTATCGGTTGTACTCATGGATAAAACTTGTTGTGTTTGTATGGCAGAACTCGCTACTTGAGCAGAAATACTAGGTGAATTACTGGTGCTTATACCGCCTCCTGACGCTGAACTAGCCACTGCGGTACTCGTAGTGCTAGAAACACCACCAGAAGCCACAGAATTGCCTGTAGATTGTACTGATGTACCTGATGTTGTACCGCTTACGCTATTGCTTGCTGATCTAATGGTATCGGCAACAACATTGAGCTGTCTTTCTTTTTTGCCGTCTTTGTTATCCTCACTCTCTACGAGGTTAATTTCTGAATCTTCTTCTGGATCTTCTCTCTCTTCTCTAAGGCTCTCGCTATCCTCCAAATCTCTATCCTCATGTAACTCTTCGTCAGTTGTTTCTTCAGCCAATAACTCATTTTCTTCCTCGTATTCATCTTCAAATGTTTCCTCTTCAAAATATTCTTCTAGTTCTTCTATTGTCTCAAATTCTAAAAACTCTGTTGGTTCTTCTTCAAACACCTCTACCAACTCTTCGTGTTCAAAATGTTCCATTAAAACATCTGATACTTCTGGTAGGTCGTAAACAATGGTTTCGTATTCTAATAGGCTTGTTTCATATTCCTCTAGTGCATAGACTTCTTCTTCCATATACTCAGACTGCATATATTCTTCTTCTCTAAGCTGTTCTTGTTCTATATCGTACTCATCCATTAGCACATCTACATCATCATAAGAGTCCATCGTAGTTGTTTCCCACTCCACCATGCCATCACTAGCAAACTCTACTTCTGTACCAAACCATTCATCCACTTGATCTTGTCCAAACTGTTCTACATCCAACTCATACCAATCTTCATCTGTAAAACCCTCACAGCCATTTTCATAACAAGGATCGTTTGGGTCTAACCATTCGTCATACTCCTCGTCATACCACATATCTTCATCGGTATAGCCATAGTCAAACTGTTCTTCTTCCTCATAATAAGCAACAGATTCTTCTTGTGTATACCCAGGACAAAAAGGTGCGTATTGTGGGTCTAAGCCACATTGCTGATCGTCATAGGCATCCCAATAGTAAGGGCATGAAAGATTGTATAAAGAATCTATGCCACATTGTTGTGTTAAATAAGCAGCATCATAACCACTACAAGCTGTATTGTTTAAAGGACTGCTGCAATCTATTGCATTACCAGTACCCAAGCCATACAAAGAACCACCGTTCTCTAAAGATGTATTAAAAGATGTATTGTTCCAGTCTGTATTAACACAAGTACCAACTACATTGGTTGTCCCTACACCACACTCATCGTGAAATAAATAAGTATATGTTTCGCTTGCACTTCCTTGTTCACCTATT